CCAAGACGGGGCAAACGACAGTCCCCCCCGAGAAGCCGATCTTCAACGCGGCGGATATCCCCAAATTCTACCAAGATAAGACGCAAGGCAAATACGCCGGGCGTGAAGCAGAAGCAGCGGCGATTGAGGCTGCTCTGTTCCTTGCTGGGAATGAGGGACGTATTCGTCGTTAGGATCAATCGAGCCTAACGGAGATGTATCATGGCTCTCGGCCTCGCGGGTTCCGCGACACAACCCCCTATCTACCCTTCGGGTAGCACTTCAACTGACTATGTCGCTGCTGGTTTTATTCCCGAAATCTGGTCGGGCAAGCTGATCGAAAAGTTCTACGCCGCCACGGTTCTGGCGGCGATCAGCAACACCGATTACGAAGGCGAGATCAAGTCTTACGGCGACCGGGTTAAAATCCGCACCAAGCCGACGCTGGTGATCAATAATTATTTGGTCAACGGCGATCTCGCCCTTCAGCGCCCCGCTGGCAACGCGGTGGAACTGACCATCGATCAAGGCAAGTACTTCGCTGCGATCTTGGACGATGTGATCGAGAAACAGTCGGACATTAACAACCTCTCCATCTGGGCGGACGACGCGTCCGAACAGATGAAGATCACCGTTGATACCGACGTGCTGTTGTTCCTGATGAACCAAGCCAACCCCGCCAATATGGGCGTGGCGGCAGGAGCGATCTCGGGCAATATCAACCTCGGTGTCACCGGCAACCCGGTCGCCACCGTGGGTCGCAACCCAGCTACAGGCCAAGTCGAAATCATCGACGTGTTGCTCAGAATCGGGCAGGCGCTGGATGAACTCAACATTCCTGAAACCGGGCGCTGGATCGTCATGCCGACGTGGGCGACGTTCCAACTCAAGCGTTCGGAACTGCGCGAGGTGTTCGTCTCGGGCGATCAGGTCAGTATCCTGCGTAACGGGAAGTTCGGCCAAATCGACAGGTTCACCATCTACGCTTCCAACCTGCTTCCGTTTGGTGTTGCAGCCGGATTGGCGGCGGGTGAGTGGGTGATCTACGGCGGTCACGCGCATGGGTTGACCTTCGCCTCGCAGATGACCAACGTCGAGACGATCCGCTCCGAGCGGACGTTCGGCCAAATCTTGCGCGGGTTGCAGGTCTATGGCAGGCAGGTTCTCGATAACAAGGCGATCTGTCAAGCCATCGTGACGCAGGCGGGTCCGTAGGCGTCCGACCTCCCGTCGTTGATGTACGCCGCCTGTTAGGCCCCGGCGCTTGATGCTCGTAGCGCCGGGGCCGCTCACTCAGGAGAGTAAGTGTGGCGCAGTCTTATGCACCCGTAAGCGAGTACATGGCGACCGCGCGCAGCCTGTTGCAGGACTTGATCTCGCCTTATCGGTACGCCGATGCGGATATCGTTGGCGCGCTCAACATCGCCGTTTCTGAGATGCAGCGGCTGCGGCCCGATATCTTCTTGGACTTGAAGTATCAGCGTCCGCTGACCAAGGGCGACATTGGCGACGGCATACCGGGCGCGTACTTGCCCACGGACACCGCCACCTTGGTGCCGGTTCCCAGCAAGTATGTTACTGCGGTCTATTGGTTCATCACTGGCTGGCTGCAAATGTACGACGTGGCCGATACGCAGGATCAACGCGCGCAGGGCTTTATGGCGAAGTTCCAGCAGCATATCCTGACGTTGAACGCGGCATGAGGGCGCTATGACCACTACTAACATGGCGCGCTTGAACGACATTGTGCGGATCAACGCGCCGGGCGCGCTCGATGGCATGGTCCGGTTGCAGATTTATGAAGCTCTCAAAGAGTTCTTCCAGCGCACCAACATCTGGCTGTTGGAGTTGCCTATTTACATTGTTCCGCATACCAACGACTATCAGCTAACCACCGGTCAGAACGTGGTGGTGAACCGGCTGATGGGGTTGGATCGCCCGCGCTCGCCCCCGCCGCCCGTTGGACCTTGGCCCCCTCAGTACGTACCGATGTGTCCTCCCCAGTACCTCTCGGTGACGCAGAGTGAGGATCAGCCTTATACAGAGGCCCAGAATCCGATTTTTCGGACAAAGCGCGCGGGGGCACTTTTGAATGCTGGCTCCAAGTGTCCGATCTTGCGCATCTTTCAGAACCCTTATGTCAACGAGACGTGGATCGCCACGCTGGCGTTGAACACCTGCGATCCCACCGACCCGGATGGGTTTGTCGAGCCGCCCGATTGGATCATGGAGAAGTACCTCTCGGGGATGGCGTCTGGGGTGATCTCGCGTCTGATGCTGCAACCGGGCAAGCCCTACTCCTCCGTGCCGGGGTCGCAATACCACGGGCGCAAGTTCAACGAGGCGGTTGGGCTGGCGCGTACCGAAGTGCGCAACATGTTCACCTTCGGCGCGCAGCGCTGGACCTTCCCCACCGGGTGGAACAGCAGGTTTAGATACTTTGGTTCTTATACGGGGTATACCTCATGAACTACCCCTATTTCATTCCGGGCGCGCAAGCCGATCCAGCGTCGTTTGTGGCCGACACGACGTTGCAGCTTGGTGCTTACAACAAGCCCTTGGACGCGCGCACGCTGATCAGTGTGGACTACAGCCAGCTTATCCCTGCGGTCACTCTAGAGAATTTTTTCATTCGGGTCAGGCCGGGCGGCGAGCCGCAGCTATGGATCGACGCTGCTTCCATTGACACGACGAGTACGCTGTTGACGTTTTACGCCGAGGGCGGCATTGGCGGGCAGGCGTACGAAGTCGTGATTAACACCATGCTGGTGGACAGTGGAGTGCGCAGCGACTTGCTGACGATCAACGTGCTGGGTGATGGCTGCGCTTGCATGGTTTTATCCCTGCCTCCGGTTAGCGGCGGCGGCGCGACCAGCGGCGATGGTTCGATTATTGTCAATATGGCTCCCCGGTTCTTCGTCAGCGCCAGCACGCCGATTGGAGCCAACGTGCTGGATCGCTGGTACAACACTACCACTGGCGATATCTACGATTTTGTCTCCAATGGGTTGACCTCGTGGTGGGAGAAGGCGACGGTCGGCGGCGGTGGCGGCTATGGCGCGAACATCGTCAAGATGAACCCGATCACGCCGGATGGGTTCACCGTCGGGTTCACGTTGACGGCGACCGATGGCACGGCGGTCAATATTCAGACCTCTAATAATTTATTGGTGTCGGTCGATGGCGTGTGGCAGGAGCCAACGGTGCAATACGCGGCTTCGATAGACGTGATTGAGTTTGCGCAAGCGCCGTTTGCCGACAGTGAGATCTTCATGCTGTGGGCATCGCCGCCGCCCGATACGCCGCCCGCGCCGTTAAGGGGGTCATGAGATGGGCTACGCGCTTCCTTCCGGCGTCGTCAACACCGACAGCGTGTACTTTTTCGCTGATAGCACATTAATGCTTGGGCCTCTGGTGAAAGAGATTAAAGAGCAGACGTTGGTTATTGTTGATTTTAGCCACGTCACCCCGCCGCACACGGTCACTGGCTATAATTTTTCTATCGACGTGTCGAGCAACCCGGCGCTGGTGGTGAGTTACCCGACGCTGGACGCCGCAGGCGACATCGTGACGTTCCTAGTGAGCGGCGGGATCGCCGGGCAGCAGTATAATCTGAGCCTGACCACCAACGTGGACATCAACGCGCGCACCGATGTGCTGACGGTCAACATTCCGTCGTCCGCTGGCGAGTGCGCGATCATCACCCCGGTGCCGAGCATTTATACTCAGTTGCCGTTGGGCGAGCCGACGCAGGGCTATGTTAATAGCGCAGTGCGGTACTTCTGGGGCAGCGCGCCGCCGAGCAACCCGAATGTGATGGATCAGTGGTACGATCCTGACAATGATACGTTGTCCGAGTGGGTGACGGATGGGACGAATTATTTCTGGGAAACGATCATGTCGGCGGGGCTGGTGAGTGAAGCGCCAAGCACCAATCAAATTTATGGGCGCTATAACAACGCATGGGTGGTGGAGCCCATTCAGTCCGATGCGCCGAACGATGGCACGATGTACACGCGCCGCAACAACAACTGGTACGCGTTGCCGCAATATGTGACGGAAGCGCCGGGCGGCGGTATTCGGTTTGGGCGCTATAACGGCACGTGGCAACCCGATGCGATTCAGCTTGATGCGCCGGTCAATGGCAACACCTATGCGCGCAACAATGGCGGCTGGATCGCGTTGCCGCCGTATATTGTTGAAGCGCCTCAAAATGGCACGCTTTACTCGCGCAGCAATAGCAACTGGTTGCCGACCCCCATTCAAGCTGACGCGCCTGCCGATGGGCAGTTTTACGCTCGTAATAACCGGGCGTGGTTGCCGGTAGACATTACCAATCTTCTGGTTGACGCGCCAACTGATGGCACATTATACGGTCGCCAGAACGGCGCGTGGGCGGCGGCTTACTCAGCGAGTAACCCGGCCAATTATACCACGGCGGCGCAGGTTGCGACATCGCTGGCGCTGTATATGCCGATGCGTGGCGGCAACTTCACTGGGGCGATTGGCGCACCTGGATTGATCTTGGTTAATGGCCCTGCATCGCTCCAGATTAATGGTGGTCAGCCGGGGCAAATTCTCGCTGCGTTGAACACTTCAAGCACGATGGGGTGGATACCCGCGCCCCCTGCCGAAGCGCCGCTCGACGGCGTGGCGTATGCACGGGAGAATGGCGCGTGGGTGCCGACCGCTGCTGGCGCAGGCATTTCCGAAGCCCCGAGTGACGGCACGGCCTATGTGCGTATGAACCTCGGATGGACGCAACTTGACACCACCGATATCACTGATTGGGCGGCGGCGACCAGCGCCCTGCTTCAGCCCTACGCGCTGTTGACCCAAGTCCCACTGGGTGCGACGACGTTCCCGTTGATGGACGGCGCGAATGCGATTGGCACGTCGTTGAATTGGGCTCGGGCCGATCACGTTCACCCGACCGACACAACCCGCTACGCGGCGAGCAACCCAGCGGGTTACCAGACGGCGGCGCAAGTGACGGCGGCGTTGGCTCCCTATGCGTTGGTCGCTAATGTGCCGGTGGCGTCGAACGCGGTGCCTGCGATGGACGGCGCAGCGTCATCCGGGTCTGCCTCCGCATGGTCGCGCGGCGACCACGTTCACCCGACCGACACGTCGCGCTTGGCGCTGGCGGGTGGGACCATGACCGGCATACTCACTCTCGTGAGTAACCCGGTCAACCCGCTCGACGCGGTGCCGTTGCAATATCTTACCACCAGTGTCGCCAATGCCAACATTGATTGCGGCACTTACTAGAAGGGCTAGATAGCCATGACCGGACGCGTTCAATCTCTTCGTTCTAGCGTGGCGGGTAGTCGCCCGACCGGGCGTCAGCCGGGTGAGCTTTACGTCAATTTTGCTGACGGTCAGCTTGGCGTGGTTAACGCCGCCAGCGCGGCGCAGGATTTGATCGGTGTCACTTTCTTTTCCACCACTTCAAGTTACGCTGTTGGGCAGTTCGCCATTCAGACCGGGCAGCTTTATCGTTGTGTCACCGCGACTGGTCCCGGCGCGTTCGCGCCTTCGGCTTGGGCGCAGATCGGCGGGTCTATCGTCATTGGTGACGCCCCGCCGTCTAATCCGCAGCCGGGAACGCTGTGGTGGGATAGTGTAGGCGGGCAATTGTATGTTCTTTTTAACGATGGCAACTCGGTTCAATGGGTGATCGCCAATAACGCCGCTTCGGTGCTGGCTTCCAACTACCTACCTCTCTCGGGTGGTACGCTGACTGGGCCGCTCGTTCTGCCGGGTAACCCGACGACGAATCTTCAAAGCGCTCCGAAGCAATATGTTGACGCTGGTATTGCAGCGCTCGTTCCGGCGATCAACCCCAACCGCCTCGACAATGGCGACATGTGGGTGGACCAGCACAATAGTGGGGTGGCTGTCGCGCCTGTTGCTAGTGCGGTTATCTGCCCAGATCGTTGGTGGTGCGCACAAACGAAGGCCCATGTCACTCTCGGACAAAATTACAACGGTTTGCCGAAGTGTCCAGGGTTCTCGTATTTCCTCGGCGCGCAAGTCACGTCGGCTTGGGGCGCGATTGCGGCGGCAGATTACGCCCAGATCTGGCAAACCTTGGAAGGCGATGCGACCAGCGATCTCATGCAGGGGACCGCCAACGCCCAGCCTTGTACGCTGTCCTTCTGGGTCTGCTCCAGCGTAACCGGCAATTTTAGTGTGTGCATAGGGGGCGGAAACCCCACCACGAATCGCGCCTATGTTGCTACTTACAACATCCCGACTGCGAACGTCTGGACCAAGATCGCCCTCACCATCCCCGGCGATACGAGTGTGCTCGCGTGGAACGCTGGCAACCTTGGATGCATGACTGTTGGCTTCGATCTTGGCTCCGGTTCGTCTTTCCGCACCTCGACCGCGAATGCGTGGATCAACGGAGGCGCGAGTGGTTTATGCGGCTTAACCGGCTCGGTTAGCCTGATCTCGACCCTCAACGCCCGCTGGGCGGTCACTGGCGTTAAGCTGGAGGCGGGCAGTGTCGCCACGCCCTA